TGCCGGTCAGCTCGCCGAGGTGCTCCAGGTTCGGCAGGTTGTTCGACGTCCAGTGGGCGTCGACCTCCGGGTCGAGCAGGCCGATGGCCTCGGCAAGGCTCGGCTTGGCGTCCGGAGCACCGTTCGGAGCATCCTGGGCCGGCTTGGCCGCCTCGGTGGACGTGGCGCTGCCTTGCGCGTCAGCCTGACCGCCCGAGGCCCCGGAATCCACCTGGGCACCACCTTCGGGCTGCTTGTTGTCGGCGGGCTTCTGCTCACCGCGCAGGGCGTGCAGCTCCGCCTTCTCAGCGGTCATCGCGCCGTAAAACTCGAACACACGCTCGAGGGTGGCTGCCTGCTCGGCGCTGCCCTGGAACGTCATCTCGCCATCGACGAACTCGTGCCCGTTGACGTGCATGGTCTGGCCGGCGTGCGGGCCGACCAGGACGAACTTCTGGTTGACTGAGGCCATTGCTTCTCTCCTTCACTAGATGCCACAAGGCCCTCCAGGGGCACGGAGCTCCTGGAGGGCCACCTTGCTGGCGGCTTTAGTTGGTGACGCCGCTCAGGATCGCCAGGCCCTTCTCGCTGAAGAGCGCGACGCCGCAGTACCACACCACGCGGGTGATGGACTCGTCGGCGTTTTCCTTCTCGCCGACCTCCTTGATGTTGATGCCCGCAGCCTTCTCGGCGGTCAGGCCGGCGATGCCGTGGGAGCGACTGCCATCGTCGAAGGTACCGGCGAGGACGGAAGTGGCGTTGGTTGCCGTGCCGCGCGTCTGGTTGATGGGGATCCAGTCATTGCGGAAGATCGGGATGCCGCGGTAGGCGGGCACCTGACGACCGGAGGCCATGGTGTAGATGTCACCCGGCGAGGTGCCGCCCAGGCCGCGGAGCAGCGCGAGGTAGGCACGACGGGTGCGGCCGTTCATCATCAGGTAGTCCACCTGGCCATCCTTGTCGGTCACGAGGTCGATCAGGGCGTCGAGGTCGTCGAACGACAGCGGGGCGCCGTTGGCGGCCGCGTTGCCGGCGAAGAACTTCTGGCCAGCGGCCGCGAGGCCGAGCAGGCCCGTCATGTTCGAGCCGGTGCCGTCGCCGTTGATGAGCTGGTCCTGGTACTTGCGGCCGCAGCTCTTGGCCTTGGACGCGATCTGGACAGCCTTCTGGTCATTGCCGTCGCCCGAGCGGGTGGCCTGGATCAGACCGTTGACCTCGGCGTCGCCGATGATCGTGGTCAGGGTGGAGGTCACCTGCGTGAAGGTTGCGGCGGCCTTGGCGGTGATGGTCGTGCCGACGCCAGCCATCTGGACGTCGCCCGGCACGTTCTCGCGGTTGTAGGCGAGGGCGTTGCCGTCGATGCCGTCGAAGGGCAGCAGCTCGAACATCTCGTTGACGGTGATGACGTTCTCGATGACGCCAGCGACGAGTTCGTCCTGGGCCAGCTTCGCCGATTCGGCGAGAGTTACGGAAGCCATGGTATTTCTCCTAGACAGAGGTTGATGGTTTGCTTGGTTTGGTGCCGGATCGCCCGACGATTCGACCACGGGCCAGGCGTCACGCCTCTGCTGGGTCAGCGAGCGCGGCTCGCGGATGTGCTCCGCGCTCGCACGCTATGGTCGGGAATATGCTGTGACGGCGCCAGTCTGTAACCCCACGAACATGCGCCAGCACGCTCGATCTGGGCCGTCTGAGCCCCGCGAAGTGCCAGGTCCGTACGGCTAAAGCCTTGCGCACCAAGGACTTAGGGCCTTTCCGGGCCGTACGGACCTTGGAGCTCGGTTTGCACCAGGAAAACGATCGGCCACCGATTCAGGGCGAGGTCGGCCACGGTCTCAACAAGCCTCAGATGCCCTAGATGGATTAGAAGTCCTTACACGGCTTAGACTTACAGTCACTTTAAGACCTATATAAGGTTTAGATTACCTTAGATTAAAGGATAGATAAAATAAATAAAAAATAATCGCTTGAGGGGGCTCCCAAGCTGGGAAGGCCGCGCCATAATCATCCCATCAACACGACGAACTGCTGGAGACCAACATGACCATCGTACTTCTTGCCTGCGTACTGACCGGCTGGTACCTCGGCCGCCCGGCAGCTCGCTTCATCGTCCAACTGTTTTAAGGAGCTCGAACATGAACCGCCCCTTCGCCAATACCGCAGCATCCGACTATGATGCCACCGTCGCAGCGGTCGAGCTGCAGCTTGCCAAGCTGAAGGCCAAGCTTGAGGCCCACAAGGCCAAGGCCAAGGCCGACCCCAAGAATTGTGGCTACTCGGGCGACCTCCGCAAGGTCGAGTCCGACCTCGCCGACATCCTTGCCTTCATCAACTGATAGGAGCACCGCCATGACCGCCAAGAAGACCCCCTTCGCGAAGTCCCTTGTCACGCAGCTCGAGAATAACGCCATCCTCGTCGTCGGCGACTGCTGCGTCTGCCTCCGACTGTCCGAGACCGAGACCTACTCCAACCTCCATGAGATGGTGGACGGCGCCCTCGTGCCTCAGTACACCGAGCTCCTCGACGCCGCCCTTGAGTACGCCAAGGCGTTCAAGCCCGCGGCCGCGTTCAACCCGACGCTCGTGGCCCACGCCTTCCTCGAGCAGCTGCGCGAGGACATCGGCGAGGACGACTTCCGCGAGGTGGTCCGCAAGCAGAAGGAGACGCCCATTGCGGGCGTCCGCTACTCCAACGACTACTGCGACGCCAGCATGACCATGGACGCTGCCATGGCCTCGGTGGGCATCGTGGCGCTGCCCGACGACGAGGAGGGCATGCCCGACCGCGTGGTGGACCTTTGGAACGCCGCGTGGGACCACGCCAAGACCCGCATGGAGGCCATGACCCTCTAAACGACGGCATCGTGCGCTCTTCGAGGGGCGTACGATCTACCCATCCAACCCAAGACCAAAGGAGATTGCCATGAACCTCTTCGTGCTGGACCGCGATCCGCGGCTGGCCGCACCCACATCGCCATTGAGATGCGACTGTCGCATCTCGGGCTCAACGACCCCGCGGATGACTTCCGCGAACCTATCAAGGAGAAGAAGACCATGAAGATGACCGCCAACCGCCTGATGACCCTGCTCGCAGTGTACCGTGGCACCTACGAGAACGAGCTCAAGGTGGGCACGTCCGGGCCCGACCTCGCGAGCCTCGTCGCCGAGGGCCTCGTCACTGTCAACGGTGACGGACGCCACCCTACCGTGACGGATGACGGCTCCGCGCTCGTGGACTCGCTGCTGGGTCGCTCGTCGAGCTCGGGCGGCGCCGCCAGCACAAGCTGGAACGCCTCACGCAACACCAGCGCGCTGGACGACCAGCGCTTCTTCCTCGTGTCGTCCGGCGACGCCATGAAGGGCGGACCGCACGGCCGTCCGCAGCTGAAGAAGCCGCCCACCACGGTCCAGTCGTCCTACCGCGACGCCGAGCGCGAGGCCTCGCGCCTCGCCGACCTGAGCCGCGGCGAGAAGTTCTTCGTCCTGCAGGCCGTGTCGGTCCACGAGGTCCAGCCGGCTCCCGCCACGTCCCGCCGCCTGTGACCAAGCAAAGAAAAAGGGGAGCCGTAGCTCCCCTTCTTCGTGTCGCAATGCCTCAGCGGCGCTTCGCAAGTGCTGGTTGCTAAAGCGCCACCTAGTGCCCTATACTTGCCTCGTCAATGTATTGAGGAGAGTGGCATGAAGACGAGAGCGCAAGTAGTGACGGGCCTACTAGTATCGGGCGTGGATGACCTAGATGAGCTGCATGCTCGAGCCGAGGTAGAGCTCGGGCAGACCCTGTCACGCAAGGTGTTGCGGGACTACAGGTCACGGTTCAAGCGCCTGGGTCCAGATTGGGCGTCACTCGTATCGGCCCAGAATGCCGAGACCCACCGTGCGGCCAGCCTGAGGTGGAAGACTGCCAACATAGCTCGCAAGCTCTTACACCAGTGCAGGGCCTCGGCCCGCTACCGTAGGCATGAGTGCACGATAACTGAGGAGCTACTGACTGAGCTGCTGCATGGCATGACTTGCTCAGTCACCGGGTTGCCTTTGTCACTGGAATGGAAAGGGCCCAGTGGATCGAATCCCTGGGCCCCGTCTGTTGACCGCCTCAACAACTCGCTTGGCTACGTGCCCGGCAATGTGAGGATGGTTTGTTGGGCTTTCAACAACATGCGTGGTGACTTCACTGATGAGGTCGTGGATACCCTCATCAGGGCGTGCGCCTCGCGGCTTAGCGCCTCTTAGCCAGTCCCGCCGCGATCTTCTCGGTCGGCGACAGGTCACGCTTCTGCGGGTTCGGCTTGCCCTGCGTGACGCCGGGCTTGACACCCGAGCCGCTCGGGGCTTCGCTCTCAAACGCGCGGCCGAAGGTCGGGCTCGCCTTCATCTCCTTGACCAGGTCCTCGACGGTCATGAAGCCGCCGGATGCATTGCCGCGCGGGTCGCCGGACTCGTCGACCACGCGGACGACGTACTCCTCGCCCTCCTTGATGACCTTGGTCTTGGCCTGGATGTGCGGCAGCAGCAGTTCCGGCACGCCCTTGTGGCCTGCGATCGCCTGCACGGCCGCAGTGGTCACCAGGTACTTCTGGAGGGTCTTGCTCATGTTCTGGAGCTCGCCGTCCTTGCCCTGCAGCTGGGTCTGGAAGCCGCGCTCCAAGTCCTTCTTCATCTTGTCCCAGTTGACCTTGCCGTCCTTCGACTCACCGATGACGCGCTCGACCGCCTGGCGGAGGGTCTCCGGCGAGGTGGCGTCGTCGCCCTCGAGGCCGAGCAGCTGGCCGACAGCGGCGAAGCCCGACAGGTCGGGGCGATTGCGCTTGGCCTCGTCCGCGTCACGGCGCGCCGCCTTGAGGGACTTGTTCAGCCCATCGATGGCCCCAGCGGTGCCCTTGAACGACTCGCCCAGGACGTAGCCGCCATCGCCCTCCGCGTACATGCCGCGGAACTGCTCGGGGACCTTGTCAAGGCTATCAACGGTTGGGTTCTTCAGGAACTCGAATTCCATAGTGCTCTCCTTCTGCGCGTCACGCGCGTTGTTTGGGCATCGCGCCCGGGATGGGTCTCAGGCTGGCACATTACGCCGGCGCCGGCGCAACGTGAGCCATCGTTCTGACGCGGGTCAGACTCGGCCACGCGCCAGTCGTCGGTGCCGCGCAGCCTTATTATCCAGCTTCAAGTTGCTTTAAGCGTTTTATCTCAGCACTAAACTGTGGGCCAATATCTGCTTGCGGCACATATAGCCTAATCCACAATTTTAGCTGCTCATCTTTGGTACTCCTAAATTCAGCGGCCAGCCGCTCTGGCGTCATTCTATTAAAAGCATTATAAGCTTTCTGCAGTTCGGGAGTTACTTCGGAGGTGCCATGCAGGAACCATCCATCCGGTATATCCTCTTTGCTATAGAATTTTTTCTCGATTCTAACCGGCTCCCCAATAGACACTGCTTTGCCAAATTCAGTTCCACTCGGTAGGTTCTTCGAGGCCATTACCACTGGACGCCCGCCCGACTTTTCTGAGGCATTTTCGGCATACGACCAAGCGTAATCCTTGTCGGCAGTAAGCCACACACGCTCATCGGTGCCGGGCTGTATACTGGTCTCAGACTTGGCAAAGGCACGTATTGGCACGTCACGTAGCGGCTTAACCTCTGGTATTGGTGCACCATTTAGCCTGTCTAGCAGCTCGCGGGCGTCCTGGTCGAGCCGCGCCCGCAGCTGGTCCAGGTTGTACTGCTTGCCACTGGCGTCCACGAACTTGTCGAGTGGCACGCCACCCTCACGGAACAGGCGGGCGCGCGTCGGGCCCAGCACCTCGTCCTGGAACTTCGCCGGCTGGCGCTTGATCCAGTCCTGGTAGGTCACGTTGCTGGGCGTGGAGCCAATGTTCTCGTCCGCCCACGCGTCGCGCTTGGCCTTCACCTTGGCGCGGCGCTCAGAGGCCGACATGCGGGACCACTCCTTCGGCCCGACGTCGTCACGGACCTCCTGGGCAAAGTCCAGCTCGCGCTTGCGGCGGGTCCTGCCGTCGCGCACAGTAGGGCGGTCACCAACAATCTCTGCGCCAGCCAGCACGGGCACCACGGTGGAGCGGCAGTTAGGGTGCGCCGGCGGACGTGGGCCCTTGTCGATCGGGTAGACCTCGCCGTCGCGGGACCGGCACACCGCCGAGGTCCGCCCGTCAAGGGTGGACACCCAGCGCACGCCGGAGATGATGTCTGCATTGGCATCCCACGTCGCCTGCCTGGCGCCCGTGGACACGTGGTTCGCAGCCGTCCGCACAACGGTCTCCGCATCGCGCTTGGTGATGGCGAGCACGCCGTCGGAGTAGCCGGCTGCCTTCGTGCCGCGGATACGGCGCACGATCTGGTCGGTCGTCTCGCCCTGCAGGACGCCTAGACGGAGCTGCTGCTCGATGCGCTGCGCGTCGGAGGCGGCGAGTCGGTCCCACCAGCCCTGCAGCGGGATGCCGTTGATCGGCGAGGCCACCACTGCGCGCAGGGTGGCCGGCGAGACGGTGTTGAGGGCGATGTCGACGGGGATCGCCGCGCCCATGGCGCCCGCCTCCCAGGTCGCCTCGACCTGCGACAGTCCGTCGATGTCGGGGCGCACGTCGGTGTCGACGGCCTGGATGGCCGCAGCGCGCAGCCTCCGGACCTCGATCAGCATCGCGTTTAGGCGCGCCTCGGCGAACTCGGTGAGCTCAGTCTGGAGCATGGCGACGAGCTCGCGGTCGGAGGCCTCCAGGAGCCCGGCCGCGTCGGCCGCCATACGGTCGGAGAACCGCAGGACGACGATCTGGTGCCGCACCGTGGCGTCGAGGAGCTCCTCGTTTGCGGTGGGCATCACTCACCCCCGGGGTTGAGTGCCGGGTCGGCGTTCGGGTCGGCCAGAGGGTCCTGCGGGTCGGCGTTCGGGTCGGCCGGAGGGTCCTGCGGGTCGGCGTTCGTGTCGGTGGGCGGCGTCTGGGTGCCGTTGCCCTTGCCGAACATGTCGCCCATGGAGTCCGTGGCCTCCTCCTTCAGCTGCTCGGCGTCCGCGTCCTCGTCGAAGTCGTCCGACAGGACCTGGCGGGCCTTCATCTCCTTCAGGAAGGCCTTGCGCGAGAGGTCGCGCTGGGCCCGCATCTTCAGGAGGGCGTCCAGCTCGGCGGCGTCGGCCTCGGACAGGTCCACGTCAGCGTTGACCTTGGCGGAACCGCCCTCCTCCAGGCCGAGCCAGTCGGCCGTGTACTGCATGGCCAGCTCGATGCAGTCCTGGAAGTCGCGGACTGTGGCAGCGAGGTAGGAGGACGACTCGGCGGCGTCGAGGGCGCGCCCGGTGGCAGTCTCGTCGCCCGGCTTCTTGCGCATGTACTCAGCGCCGTAGGTCGCCATCTGGTCCTCGAGGGACGAGAGGTCGGTCTGGCCCGCGGCGATGGCGGCGCCAGTGTGCTCGACGTAGTACCACTTGCCCTCGGGGGCCTCAGTCGTCAGGAAGTTGTTGGGGCCGATGTTGACCTTCTGGTCGGCCGGCACGCCGGAGGCCGCCAGGATAGGGAAGCGGGACACCGTCAGGACGTTGCGCTGGTCGCTGGACGACTGCCAGTGGGC